ACCGAACGCGATGTTCGCCTGATCCGTGATCGTCACCGGAACCGTCTGGTCCTGGAGCGCCTGCGTCTGAATCGCCTGGCCCTTGGTCGTCTGAAACCGCTGGGGGAGGCGGACGTTGACGACCGCACCAACTTTGGCTCCCGAGACTTTGAACTCGTCCGAGAGCATCTTCTCGATTTTGCTGGCGAACTTGCTCTTGTTCGTACCGACCCGCAGGACTTCTTTGCCTGTCCACTGCGGCGTAATGATCGTGTTAGCCATGTGGCGTTGACCCGGGGTTCACCCCCGAATCACCCGCCGTTCAGACGCGCAGGCCGGCCTTTCGATCCTTTTCGTCCCAGTACTTTTTATGGACCGCAAAAGGGGCGTCAGGTGGAGGCTCGTCATCGTCCGAGACGGCAACGGGCGAGCTCCCCACCGGCTTAAGAGGCGGCTTCGCTTTGGAGACAGGGGCAGGCGCCGCCGGGCCAGTGACTGTAGCGGCGAGCGTCTGCGGTTCGGAAGCGCTTTGCTGCGCTTCGAGCTTGCCCTCGATCTTCCCGAGCGCGGCAATCGCCAGGGCAGGAGCCAAGGCCGCGATGCGAACCAGTTCGTCGGGATGCTGGGCCAGGTGATACGCCACCGCCGGCCCCATCGCGACGTTTTCGATGTACTGAAAAATGGGAATCTTCCCGGGCCCGTCCGGCACGAGCGGCGCGGCGTCGAGCACGGCCTGGTAATCCGGGTGCTCCTTGACGAATTCCGCGACCCGGCCCTGATAGGCCTCGACCACGCGCCGGTACTGCGCCTGCGCGCTGTTCCGTTCGGCCTCGAGCTGCTGCTGCTCCTGCCGTTCCTGGTCGGACTTCTGCCGCTTCGCGTCGAGCTCTTCGATCCGCCGATCCACCTTCCAATCGGTCAGGGCCTCGTTCCAGGCCGCATACGGATCCACTTCGTTTGCGAAGTCCTCGAGCCGTGGCTTCTGTGGCGCCTCGGCCGGCGCCGGTGTGGTCGCTGGCTCGCTCTTCGCCGGCGCGAGCAGCCCTTGCAGCCGCTCGACTTCGGCCCGGGCTGCATTCAGCTCGCCCTCGGTACGATACCGCGCCGCCGTCAGTTCGTTGATCCGCTCCTGATACGACTGCTTTTTCTTCTGAAGATTCTTCCCGGCGTCGGACGCCGCGCGCTCTTCCGGCGTCAGCTCCGGTTCAGGTTCGCTCGCGTCTGCCGCGGGCGTCGCCGGAACGGCCGGCGCCGGTTCGGTGGGCGGAGCTGGCTCAACCGGCGTCGCCGGCTCGCCGCGCAGTTGTTCCTGCGTGAGATGGTTCGAGGACACTTCGAACCGCATCCCCTCGTGATCGACCGTCGCGGATTCAATCGCCATAGACTCGTGCCGTCACAGTGTCAGAGAAACCGAGGAACGGCTGCAAATCGACCCGTGTTGGGCGTCGTCACCGCACGGCACGCGAAAAGGATGTCTAACCGTTCGCCAGGCCTCGCCAGCCGATAGATCTGCACCGGCGCGCCGGGCGGGTGAGAACGTCACCACGCCGCCAGTGTACGGCAGAGACGGGCGTGCGACCATCGGCGCCACGACAGCCGCGAGCGACACGAGGAGTGCTCGCCGGGTCATGCGGTCGCGCCATCGCCCTTCGGTTGCGGCGGGTTCCGTTCGTGCGCCGCTTCGGCCGCCATCTCCGCGGTTCCAGCATTCAAGAGCGCCTGCGACGTTTCGTGCTGGCGCTGGCGCTCGGCATCGTAGGCGTCGACCTTGACCTTCAACGCGGCAATCTCCGCCTGCAGTTGGGCCTGCGCCTGCTTCTGCGCGAGCTCGGCCGCCTTCGCCTGTTGCTGCGCGGAGAGTTGGGCCTGCGCGATGGCTTCGCGCGAGGCAATTTCCGCCTGCTTCATGAAGACCGAGGCCTCCGCCTTGACCTGCTCGATCGCCAGCTTGCCCTGTGTCTCCGCCTGCTTCGCGGCTTTTTCCTGCTCCGCTTGCTGGACCGCCGCCATGAGCATCTGATTTTGTTGCTGCAGTTGGACGAGCTGCGCCTGCACTTCGGGCGGGACCTGTGGCCCCTCGCCGCCTTCGTTCGCGAGCATCGGATTCGCCTTGCGGATGCGCTCGGCGATCTCGGTCGAGCCCGGGAAGTCCATCATCTCGACCCACTTGTCCGCGAACATCGGCACGAGCGCCGGTGCGGCATCCGCCAGGGCGGCCATCGAGGTATTGGCTTCGTCCCGTCGCGTCGTGGACGCTTTCCCGATGCTCACCGCGACGGTGTAGCGGTCCTCCGGCGACAGTTCGAACAGCTTGACGGGATTGGCCGGAGGCGGAGCGCCCGGAGGGGCACCAGGCGGCATCTGGGGCGGCATCTGGGGCGGCCGGAGCGTCGCGCCCGGCGGGGCCGGCAGCGGCTCCTTGTTTGGCCCCTCGACGAACGGGGCATTGAGCATCACCGAGGATTCCTGATCGTCAATCCCCAGCAACCGCGCGACTCGCCCCGGCCGGTCGTAGACGTAGGGAATCATGTCGAGCAGAATCCGGCCCTCGTGCACCATCGACACGTTCGCCAACTGCTCAAGATAGTTCGACTTACTGAGGTCGGACGAACTCTGCAGCGCGAGGATTGCCTTGCCGGACCGGTTCGCGCCGTCCATATTCCCGAGCGACGGATCGAACGTGTTCGTCGTCGACTTCAGGTCGTTGTCCGCCTCACGGACACCGATCGTGATCGCCTGAATCGCCGGCTCGGCGACGTTGCGCGTCGGCGGAGGGACGAGCCGGCCGTCGACGCCCTTCGGCTCATACGGGAGCACCGACCAGGCCTTCGTATTCGCCGTGTCCCAGATATTTTTAAATTTCTCGATTTGTCCGACGGCCGCCACCCACGGCGCGCGAGGCGCCAACCCGACGGCCTCGACCTGCGCCGACCGCATGTAGTTGAACGACCGCTGGGGATCCTTCGACCGCATGACGATCCCGGAGTAGCTCCGCTCGCCGTTGATGTTGGCCTCGTTCCCGATGACCTGGACGATGGGGATGTACCGCCCTTCCCACTCCTGCTCGTCGAGGATTTCGACCCCGTTGAGCGTGCACCAGCAGACCTTGCGGACGTCGTAGTCACGCTCCGATTGGATGACGTCCTTCGGAATCTCGAACCCGGGATCGACATCGTCGCTCGTGAATTCCCGGCCGTCGATGAGGAGGTACTTCGTCTTCGTCTCATGCTCGACGTAGAAGTACTCGGCGATCTGAATCAGACGCCCGCCGTCCTTGTCGATCATCCACTTCGGTCCGTCGTCTCCAATCCCCTCGAACGCCTTGCCGACGTCCATCCGCGCGAGCTTCGACTTGGCGTACAGCCGCTTGTACCGCTCCTCTGGTACCCAGTCGGTGATGAATGCCCACTCCGTGTCGGAGGCGTCCGGCTCCTGATGAAACGGGTCCGGATAGACGCTGTGCTGATTGAGAATCCGCTTGATGATGAGGTCGAGATCGAAGTCCCCGTCGTTCGCGTAGGCCTTGAGAATCCGATAGTAGCCGCGGCCGCACTTCGCGGCGCGCTCGAATGCCCACATCCGCGCCGCGTGCCCGTTGCTATCGACGTCGATCGTGCGGACCAGCCCCTGGAGGACTTCCGCCTTTTCCTTGCTCGCTTTCCCGCCCTTGGGCTTGATCTGAATCGCGAGCCGGGAATTGCGCGCCTGCGCGACGACCTGCTGAATCGGCGGGGAGAGCTTGTCGATCGTCAGGCACGGCCTGGCCCCTTCAAGCTTGCCATCCTTCCCCGGCGACCCCTTGCGCGCGGTCCGGATGTCCTCCGGCCACTGCCCGTCGGGATCGTCGACGAACCGCAGATCCTCGAGCTCGCGGTCCCGCTGCTTCTGCTCGGCCTCGCAGACCAGCTCAAACCGCTCCATTGCGGTCTTATGGATCGCCGTCTTGCGCTTCCGCTCGGCGGCTTTGGTGGCCTTGTCGTCCTTGCTGGGAGCGTCGTAGGCCATCACGCAGGACGCTGCAGCCGGGGGAGATCGGCGTGGACGGTATTCGCGTGCGCGTCATCGTGCTCGAGGAGCGCGACCTCAGACCGCGCCGACATCGGATGGCCGCAGACGTAGCAGATGCCGTGAAAGAGGGGAAGCGGCGGGCGCACGAGTTTCGTGACGTCGTTACGTATCAACGCTCAGCTCCCCGGCCAGATGCGCCAGCGCGTTCGCGAGGCCTTCGACCTGCAGCTTCAACGAATCAATCTCCCGCTGCTGCGCGAGCAAGGCTTTCCCTTGCCGGTCGATCGTGTCGAGCGCCTCCGAGCCGAAGGCCCGGCGGATCGCGCGATTCGTCGCTTTCGTGGCGCTTCCGCTCATGACGGGTGCACTCGTGCCGAAAAATTGTGACCTGTTGGTATAGCGACCGACATCCCACGGACCTCGTACGCCTTCGGCTTCGCCCGGAACCACTCGTTCATCCCCGCCAGCTCGATCGGCTCACACGGCCCGATGTAGACCTGAAGGATGATGCTCATGGCTTGTGCGGCACGGGAATAAGACAGCCGAGCGTCCCGCAGTCGGAACAGGGATAGGCGCTGTGCGGCTTCGGCCAGCGCGGCGGCCATGGTTTAGGCTTCACAGATTCCCCGATCACCCCATCCACCCCAGGCCGGCCGTCCCGGTCTCCGAATACCCGCTCGTCGTGATGACCGGTTCGTCCGACGGCTGCGTGATTAACCAATCCACGCCGGAGAGGATGGCGTAACGCGTCGCCGCCATCAAATGGAACTTATGCTCGTCGATGATCCGGCCCTTTTCGTCCCGACGAAACAGCCGGTACTCCGCGAACCAGTCCGTCAGCGAGGCAAAGACCTTCAGCCGTCCCGTCGACAGCTGCTCCCAGATTTCCTGCAGCCCGGCCTCCCGCGCGTTCGCCGCATTCGACAGGTTCAACCCCTGCGCCTGATAGAGCGAAAAGAGCTGCTTCCCGTCGACCTGGCTCCGCCCGTGCGCCGCCGGGTCAATCTTCCCGGGGATCCACCGCCCGCGCGCCTTGAACGCCTCCGCGTGAATGCTCGGCTCCGCCTGGCCGCGGTAGTGTTGGGAGTAGAGATAGCTGACCCCGGTCTCCCGATCGTGCGCGCGCCAAATCCCTGCCGTCTTCTGCCACCCGACGTCCATCCCATACCCGCGGACGTAGTGCTTGGGGATCTGAAAATCCTCGACCTTGATTTCTGACTCTGGAATGGGAAAGACCGCGCCGGAGCCGAGCTGGGGGATGCCCTTCGACCGGGCGTCGCGCTGCCACGGGGGCGTCCCGGCCAGCATCCGGGCCTGCGCCTCTGGCGTCAGGTGTGGAACCTGCGTCCAGTCGCACATGACGACGAGCTTGAACCGCTTCCCGGTCGGGTCGGTACTCATGAAAGGTAACGGGAGGCCGTGGCAGCGAATGAGACGCCCAACGCCTCGAGCAATTCGCCGCTCGTGATCGTCCAGCCCCCACCCTTCGCCGACCACGCGCCGGGGAATCGCGCCACGATCTCGGCTTCATGTTCTAGCGTCTCGACCAGCACCACGACCGCCGTGACCGCGGCGTCAGCCATCGCAGACAAAAGGTCATCGCTCATCGGTTCCCTTTCAGATCTACGCCGACCGCCTGCCACACGCCCTCGTACGCC